ACCAAGAACTGCACTACCATCAATCTTCATTCCAATACTATTGGAAATAAAATTAGTACAGTTTCTAATATATGGACCCTGTAAAACATACGAAGGTTTTTCTGGATTGAAAGATATAATCGCCTTTCCTTCATCTAATGTGCCTGTGAAAGAAATATTCTCAACGTAATTTCCATTACCAACATAGATAAAGTCTTTATTACGATTCTTAGGAATCATTGATACTTCTCTAAGACTATCACCAAGAATCGTAGTCTGTTCAGGCATGAAGATTGGATTATCTTCAATGTAATTACCTGCAGAAATTCTAACAACGGTTGATTCCTCTGCAATGGTTAATGCTGCACCAACTGTTTTCTTTGCAGTTGATCTTGTTCTTCCATCATTATTATCATCACCATCAACAGTGACATATAAAACATTGGTGATTTTTAAAGAATCTGTAACGTCCGTGAGTTCAGAACCATCACCACGGAATTTTGTTGCATCCACTCTACCGGTGTCTGCGGTAATTGTAACTGCTGAACCAACTGATGCAATACCAGAAGTTACACTGTTTGTTATATCTACTTCAGTGAGTGTGGTAATTCCTGAAACGAATAAACCGCCAGAAGATGTAGTTCCAATTGAGGTGAATCCAGATACATTTAAGTCGTCAGTGACTGTTGTAAATCCAAGTGTCGTGACACCAATAACTTCAAGACTTTGAGTTGTTGTAAAACCTAAAGTTGTGATACCTGATACATTAAGTTCGGTGACACTTGCTATACCACCAATAACATTTGTCGAAATCCCCGCAGTATCAGCAAAAGCTACATTAAGATCTTCGACACGTTGGAATATTGGTTTATTTGCTCCCTGAGATACAAGAAAATCTCCAGTGTTTCCTACACCAGTAAACTCAGTTGTATTTTCTCCAGTTTGTACAAGGACTGCACCTGCTTCTCCCCCAACAACATTTGTAGAAATACCTGATGTCTTAGCGAAAGCAACTTGTAAACTTACTAATGGATCAACAAAAATGGGATCATTACTTCCCTGACCTAATAAAACTTTATTTAATTCTGCGTCTAGAAACCCGGTATCATTAGGACCAAGTTGTATGACAATCTGTCCTGCTGCGCCATCAGAAAGATCAGTTGCAAGACCTGCACTATTAGAAGTGGTCGCAAAAGAAGCTATTGTAGCAACTGGATTGACCCAAATTGGTTCTCCTGCACCTGTAGACTGAAGAATTTGAAATTCTTCACCTACCGTAGTAAATCCAGTGCGATTTGCGCTAATTTGATATGGTACTCTTCCTGCACTACCACCCTTTAAATTTGTAGAAATACCTGCATTTTTAGCAAATTCAGTACTTTGTGTGTCATTAACATTAATTGTAACTTGTCCTTTACCAGTTCCCTCTGTTGCTACTAATTCAACTCCCGTACCAGCTACAATAGTTGTTACAATACCTGTTATTCTATCACCTTCTCCTTCAAAACCTACAGGTGAATTTGTCTTGATTTTCCCAGCAGCAGTAAGACTACCACTTAAAGTTGCAGTATTAAGACTTGTTGCGCCGGTTATATTAAGAGTTTGTGCAGTGAGTGCGCCACCTATCAATACATCATTCGTGACACCAACACCCAATACTGTGAGTTGATTTGTAACAATCAGATCACCACTTATCGTAGAAGGGCCTACAATGATAGGACCACCATTGTTAAGTTGGTTCGCTATTCTGTCCGCCCTAAGTAATGACATTATCTACTATAATTGTCTTGTTTTATTTATAATCACACTAGATAAATATTTTTTGAATTGAAAAAGTGTCATGAAAGATGGTGAATTTTGTCCTCTAATCAAGAAAAAATGTGTGGGACATAAATGTGCATGGTATACACAAGTCAGAGGTAAAAATCCAAACACAGGTGCTGATATTGATAAATGGGATTGTGCAGTTACATGGATGCCTATGATGGCAGTAGAAATTGCTCAAAAGTCAAATCAAACTGGTGCTGCAGTAGAAAGTTTTAGAAATGAAGTTGTTGAGGCAAATCATCAAAATCAACAACTCTATGCCCATGCACTACAACAGGGTATTAATGTTACACAGGTTACCCCAATAGATCAACCAATCAATACTTTACCTATTGCTTCTCACACAGAAGGAAATTAACATATCTAACAGCAAAGTTCATCGTTGCATCTTCTTGATCACCTACCTCACTTGTCTTTCCTGAGTTGGCTGTTGCACCTGCCGCCGATGCTTCTAAAGTATAATCCCTAAAATTATTTTCTGAATCAGTACCTCCTGTTCCCTCCGCACCAATTACTTTATTTCTATTATTTTCATTAGAAATTGGATTTTTTACTGCACCTAAATCTATCAGTTCTGCATTTGATGAAGAAGTTACATAGTGAGTATGTTTTTCAAGAGGCACACTTCTTGAAGTAAATATTGTAGTAAAATTAGTTTCATTTAAATTACTTTCACTGAAATCATTATTAGAAATAACGACACTGCCACCAACTGCCTGAGCACCTGCGACAACTCTGAGTGCACTATTGTCAACTCCCGTTTCTGTAACCTTAGTCCATCCAGTTGGTGCACTAGCGTTATAGAATAGCATTTTAGATCCAGTGGGAATGACATTCCTTGCAGTGGTAATAGCAACATTTACCGCATTGATGGTTGCAGCTTCTGTGGTTAATGTACTGTCTACATTATTATTTAATTTTACAGCACCTTTATTAGTCAAATCTCCATCAGGTAAAAATGTTCTTCCAATAGTTCCTGATGCAATATTTGATGCGTTCAGATCTGTGATAGTTGAACCGGATCCAGTAAATCCATTAGCAATTAGAACTCCTTTACCTCTATTATACTTTAAAGTATTGGTAATTAATATATTATCAAAACGTGATGTATCTGGATCATTATCAGCTGCAAGTAAAATTCTTGCTTTATCATTATTTGTGAAAGCTGTGTCTGATGTAATAGAAACTTTAGAAGCACCAGTTGAAACACCAGTTAAAGTAGTTACAGCTATACTAACAGCCTCAATGTTATCAACAAAAAGTTTATTACCGACTGGATTATATGAAAATTTTCCTGGTTCATTATCTACAAATGTTTCCTTATAATCAGGATTTTCTGGCATTTCCTCATGGAAAGAAATGTCAAATTTTTTATTTGAATTAAATGTTTTAACTAATGTCTTATCTGAACCTGTTGTAACACCAGAAATAGTTCCAGTGGTCTCAATTTTATCTACAAATAATGTATTATTATTGGGATTATATGCAAAAGATCTATCAACAGTATCTACATACAATTTTTTGTAATCTGATTCTTGTTCTGGACTTTCAACAAAAGTTATATTAAATTTTCTATTAATATTTGCAGTATCTACTTCAATTCTATCTGAACCAGTGGAAACTCCAATCAGAGCAGTTTGATCTTGTCTTACTGTTAATATTCCAGCACTTACACTAAAATCATTTGGACCTTCAATTCTATTAATAGTTGCAATACCAGATACATGGATATTGTTAAAATTTGCCTGATCATTACTGGTAAGTATATTTGATACCGTTACATCATCAGAAGATGTTGAAGTACCATCATTATTAAGAATAATCTTACCTCCAGCAGAAGTGCCTTCGGTTGATGATTGGTAGTATAAAACATTTGGTGCATTATATGGAACTTTGAAAGTACAAATTCCAGTTACTACACCATTACCAGTAACTCCATCTACATAGATGTTGTTTAAATCATCAGTTGGTTGTGTCTTAATATAAAATGGTTGTCCACCCGAATCTAATTTAAATCTATAATTTAGACCTCTATTTAAGAAAATGGTAGGATTATCAGCATTTGCAGTAAATCCAATCGATAATGGATTATTTTTTGGTTCAAATCTATATTTCCCATTACCTGCAAATTTTACATTAAATTGAGTGTAAATCTCCGCATTATTTGCTGTTGTGACTTCACTTACAACAAGATTATTGAGAGTGATGTCACCACCACCCTGTACCTGACCAGTGAAATTTGCAGCAGTCACATTACCAGTGACTTCTACATCACCAAAAATATATGCAGCATTAGTTCCAGTAGATACAGGACCTCTAATGTCTACAGTGTATTCTGGAGATGTGGAATTAATACCAACTCTTTTGTTTGATGCATTTACTGATACTGCACTTCCTCCAACTCCTACATCAAGTCTATCCTTAGATGTGAGGATACCAGTCAAATTTACATTTTTTGTTGAAATATCAGAACCTACAGTCAGAGATTGACTGACCTCAGAATCTCCAATGACTACAAGTTTTTTATCTGCCTGTGTAGTTCCTATTCCAACTTTGTCTGTACTAGGGTCTGCGTAAATTAAGTCATCATTGACTTGTAAGCCATTCTTGATGACAAAATCCTTATCAATAGCCATTTATCTACAAGACAGATTATTGTTATCTTTATTTATTAATCCTCGATAGTTCCAAAGGTTTTCCAAGCTTCATCAGCTGTATAGACCCAACCGACTGTTCCACCATTTGTTGGATTTGCATTGAATACAATATCACCAGGATTACCTGCTACAGTTGGTATAGTGGTGCTTACTGTTATATTTCTTGAAACTTCTAGACTTCCTTGAATGGAAATATTATTAGCCTCAATACCATCTTGTGAAATACTTACAAGTTTTTGAGTAAATTGAACAGGTCCATTAAATTCTGAAAGAATTGTTGAATTCTGACCACCACCAACTACTACATTTCTGTCGATATTTACCAAAGAAGCATCAACATAATTTAAGTCTTTTCCACCATCAGTTTTATCAGAAGTAAATGGATCCTCACCTGTTACTGTTTGAATTGGTGTGTCAAATACAATCTCATTTCCAGTAGAATCAACAACTTTATTATTACCAATATAGAAGTCACCTCTATCATTCATTCCAGTGTAATTGATCTCACCTCCAGATGTAGACTGTGCCTGAACATTGATCTGTTCCTTCAAGGATAACTGTTTAGTCTGTTTTGATGGGAATGCAGTTGAATAATTTCCTGGACCATAACCAATATATTCAAATGTATGACCAGATGCTCTAATAATTGAAGTCCTTCTTAATTCAATTGGATACAACTCAACTTTCTGGACGACTGATCCTCCTATATGTTTTTGTGCAATAGTTCCATTTACACCTCTAAAAACTTTAAGTGTTGTAACTTGAGCACTTCGACTTGGAGTTTCTTTAATTCTCATGATTTCATCATCTACTTTCAAATAATCACCAATTTGAAAATTGAATTCGGTCATAAGTTCAATATTAATCTCTGAAGCCCTTCTACCAACATTAGAATTTGTAAGATTTGCAGAAATTCCACCATAAATTGGTTGTTGTCTTCCATTTAATGATGCATTTTCACCAATGGCGTCACCAAAATTATTCAAAATACCATCACTATAAATTCTCTTTGTACCACCCGTTCCTGGTGAAATTGTACTTACACCAACATCAATAACTACCTTTGTCAATCCAATTTTCTCAACTACGACAAATGATCCATTATAGAATGACTCATTAGCTCCAGATATTACAACACTACTATTCACTCTGAATTCATTGTTATCAGATGTTGTAACAGTTGCAAAACCTACATTGTTATTATAAACAAAATCGGATACTTCATACGATGGACCAATAAGTGATACACTACCATCACTTGTTACATCATTACCAAGACCAACAGTAGAAATTCCTGGTGATGCTGGAGAAATAGGTGCAACCTGAATTGTATTTGAATTAGGTACATTAATAATTCGATAATCTGTATTGAATTTTTTACCATCAAAGTCGCGGATACCAGAGACTCTTACAACATCACCAATATTATTATATACTTTGAGTACAGAACCTGATGCAGTGGTATTACCTGTAATAGTGGGAACACCAACAACATTAAATGTATTATTTACTGAGTATGCACTACCACCATCCATTGGGATAATACCAGATATCTGACCATTATTTCCTCCATTCACTTGAACCAATGCCGTTGCATTTTTACCAACACCCGAAGTAGGTACAAGAATTGCGTTGTAGTAATTTTGGAAACTGGAGGAACCATCACCATAATTACTTCCTCCATTGTCTATAGTAAGTCTAGTTGCTTTGTTTAATCCATGGTCAATGGATGTAAAGATTGTATATGCAGTGCCTACACTATCAGAAATAATATCAGTGATGCCAACACCAATACCGGTTTCCTTATATAATTGATCAATTGCTTCACCTGTTATACTGTTTTTAGGATCATCAATAACTACTTGACCGATGGTCTTTGATAACGCATGACAAACTGATGATTTTGGACTTTGTACAGGATTATCTCTATCTAATTGTGGATACAAATTTGATAATGGTTGTGAAAATCCAAAAACGTCCGTATTAAATGGAGATGCGGTTGGAGTAACATCGGAGGTGAGAACACTTAAGTAATACACACCATCTTGTTTTCCACTCTCATAATCGGTGATAGTTTCAACATCATAAACATAAAAATCTTTACCAAAGTTTTTGCGTGAAAATGTTGGTAATGCTGTTGTTCTTAATGAAGTGTCATTTGTAAAAGTTCCTGGAGATGAAGTGATCTCATTTACAGAGAATGTTTTAGCACTTGATATCCCAGAAACTACAAATGTTCCATTATATCCAGAATTACCAGTTCCTACTGATGGGAAAAGTGAACTTGTAATGTTTTTAATAGTGACTTTTGAACCAACTGTCAATCTATGTGGTTTTTCTGTGGTGTAATTTGCTACACCTAATTCATAATTTGCATCAGCAATGAAACTTGTATTTCTGAGTTGAGCATCATTACTCATAACCTCAGTGGTATTTTTTGGTGCAAATTCGAGTGCAACTTCAGAATCATTTGCACCAGAGACATCTGATGATTCCTGAAGAATGAAACCTCTTTGTGGTGGTCTTACAGATTCAGTTCCTGTATCTGCAGGAATAACATATCTGACTCTATACATTCTATCTTTAGATTGTCTAGAATCATTTTTTCTTTTCACAAAAGTTCTTGGTGTTGCCTCAACAGATCCAAATGTACCATCGGTTATTTTTCCATATAATCCATTATCAGTGGATGATACATTTACATACCATTGATTATAATTGTTTGAATCATCAAATTGTATTGGGTGACCAACATCACCAGACTTCTTATCACTTACTCTACTTTCAACAGTTAAAGTTCCTCCTTTCTTATTAAAAGTAATTTTTTGAGGTGGGTTAGCAACTGCGTCATTGAAAGTCTTTGCAAGTCTCAACTCATCTGAATTATTATTATCTGTGATTGCAAAATAAATTGTATTACTATCAAGTCCATCAGGGAGTCTTCCATCACTCGAAATTACTCTTACAGATTCACCTTCCAAAAACTCATGATCTTCAGTAAAAGTAAATACTGAATTTGAAATACTGTTTCCTGTTGATACATTTCTACCAACTCTCGATTCTTTCCTTCCACTTATAGAATTACTACCATCCATTACGACTTTAGCATTAAAGACCGTATTAGAAAGAACTACATTAATCTTTTCTTCCTCACTTGCACCAAATTTAAACCCACGAAGATTACTGTTTGGTGCTTCTGCTTCATTGTTAAATTTATAGAAGTATAATTTGGTATTATCTGCTTTACCTATTGTTTGTTGAACATCAATTGCAGGGAATTCAACCGTATAAAATTCAGGTCTAAGTGACTTAGGTGGTACAATTTGAGAAATATAACCCACATCATCTTGAGAAAATGCCGTTTCCCTATATCCTCTTGAAGTTAAGGCAATTTGACCAAAGTTGGAGTTAGAATTGGTGACAGAGAAATCACCACCAGATTCTACTAAGAAATGATTAGAGTAACCAATAGCAAAAATAGATACCAACTGAATCAAACTATTGTTTGATGCTTTGATGTGATAATTTGAATAATCTGGTTTATAAACCGCATCAATATCTGTATGTAAGTTAGGAACTGTTGAAGAGTCCTCAAACACTCCACTCGTTGTATTATATTTTACAAAGGCATCATCATCAATCTGAAGACCAACACCAGTAAATTGTGCAACAACCATGGATTTAAATCCATCAGCCTTACTACCATCAGCATGCATACCACAAAGACCATAAACTGATCTCAGAGATACATTAAAGATATAAGGTGATGCACTTGTTACAGTATCTGTAGAAAGTTCAATAGAAGAACCTGAAGGAGAAGGAAGTGGATCATTCGGGGCATTAGGAACCTGATATTTAAATCCTGTCACACCTTCTGCAGTTGCAGATGTTACCTCAGTAACCAAATAAGTTCCATTATAACCGGAATCTGGTACATTATTAATAATTACATTAGTATCAATATTAAGACCAAAGATTGCCTCAGACAGTTCAACATCAATAATTGTGGAGGTTGTACTTCCATCACCTGCCTTAATACTACTAATACCTACATCACCAGATACAGGTCCGACAATTCTGAACTCATCAATTCTTGGTTGAATATCTACAGCTGTACTTGGGAAGTCTGGTTCAATCTCTCTGCCAGATGCTGCTCCATATACAATACCAATCTTCTCATAATACATATCCAGATCAGTACGATCTGTTGAATAATCGACAAAACCATCATCTATGTCTACAGTGTTTTTACCATCTGCATATTCAAATGATGTGAGTTTATGGTGAGAATATGAAGGTGTAAATGTATTTGAAGTATAATCTTTATAACATGGTTTCTGAGGATTAGCATCTTTAATTGTAAAGCTGTTCATATAAACAGCACCAGTCACCCTAAAGATAGCCGACCTTTCAATATTATCGTTTGATGGATTTGGAACATATAATGGACGAACCTGAACCTTTCTTAAGTCTTGTCCAACAATCGAAGTACCACGAGGAATGATAACTCCTCCGTAAATACTATTCAGTTTATAAAGTACATTGTCGGGATCAAATACATCAAAATTGGAAGTATTATTAAGTGCTGGAAGTGTGCCAGAAGAAGTCACACCACTTCTCTGTAAATACTCATCAGCTCCCGTAGGAATGAAACCAGGTCTATTGTCGATATGATAAACACCAGGTGCAAGATAGATAGTTGTCTTTTCAAATCTATCGTTATCTAAT